TAATAAATTCGCAATACAATAGAGCTTATGCAGTTGAATCCGGTAGAATAAAGAACGCAGCAGGCATTGACTTAGTTTTATTTGCGGCTGGTGTATCTAATCCTATTATACCAACTTCAGGAGGACAGCGCCAATTAATTGCGGGTTCATCTCGTGGTATTTGCTTAGGAATCTCTAAGGAGATGTCTTTAAAAGTTGAAGAACGCCCGGATTTGATCGAAACTACACAAATTCAGGTAGTTTTCGAGATAGGCGCCGTGCGTACTGAAGGCTCGTTAATTCAAAAAGTAAGCGTAACAGCTTAATTATAACTAATTTTGAGGGGGGTGTATTACCCCTCTTTCTTAAAAGGAGAAAAAAATGGCAGTAGTTGATATTTATTCACAAGCTAATATAGAAGCCGGAAACGGTAAGAAAATACCTGCTCTTAACGGAACAGGAACTAATACTATAAAAATGGTTGCTACAGCTTCTATTGATTCAGGTGATGATAACGGTTCAATTTATCGTTTATTTGCTGGTGTACCAAGTAATTATGTACCAATAAACATAACTGTACATAACACAGCTATAACAGCTGGAACAGCTTATGTTTTAGGCTTATATAGTGCGAGCAATGGCGCCGTTATTGATGCTGATGTACTTGCTACAACTCTTGATATGAGTTCAGCACGTGCAATAACAGCCGCAAATAACGTTGGTATGACAGCTATTGCTATAGCTAATGGAACTCAATCTTTAGCTACGTTATCAGCGCAAACTGATCCAGCGCCTTCTTATGATATTTGCTTAACTGCAAATACAGTTGGTACAGCGTCTGGAACAATTCGTGTTACAGCTGAATTTGCTACTATCTAGCAATAAAAAATAGGTGGGGGATACCTCCGTCCCCTTCCTATACCAGAGGTTTTATTATGACTACTAATTCTAAAACAGATATTTGCAATCTTGCGGCAGATTTATTAAGCGCCGGAGTGATGAGCAATATAGAATCTTCAAGCCCAACAGCTACTGAGGCTTTATTCTTTAGATGGTATGATATATCGAGACAGAAAGTTTTAAGAGAGCATCCGTGGAAGTTTGCAACAAAAAGAGCAATTTTAGCAAGATCGTCAACTGATCCTGAGTTTGGATATACATCAGCTTTTCCATTGCCTTTTGATTTTATTAGATTGTTAACAATAGAATCAAGCGAAGGCCAATTAATATTACCAGCAGATTATCAGTTAGAGTCTCACAACGGTGTATTATCGGTGCTGCTTAGTATTGACGCTTCATCAGTTAGACTCCGTTATGTATATGATATTGAAGATGTAATAAGATTTGATGCTATGTTTATAAATTATTTAGCATTAGACATAGCTTTATCAGTAGCTTTTAAAATCACTGAATCAAATACAGCAGTTGAAAGAGTTGCACAGCTAAGAAAACAGCAAGCAAGTATGGCCAAGGCTATATCCGGCCAAGAAAGACCTCCGACAAGAATTGAAAGAAGTCAAAACAAAGCATTTAGGCGTGGCAGTAGTTCCAACCACGCCCATAAGTTTGATTTTAATTAGGTAATACAAGTGGTTAATGTCAACACCTCATATCCAGATTTTTCAGCAGGTGAAATAAGTCCTCGTTTATATGGCAGACATGATTTAAAAGCCTTTTATAGCGGTGCAAGAAGAGTAGAAAATTTTATCGTTGAGGTTCAGGGTGGGGCAAGGTTTAGAACTGGTTCTATTTATTCCGCAAAAACGCAAAATAACGAAGAAGCATTATTATATACTTTTAATTACAGTGAATCATTGTCTTTTATTATGGAGTTCACCGGAACAAAGCTTAGATTTTACCGCAATGATGCAAGGGTTACAGAGACAGCGCAAAGCATAACAAATATAACAAAAGCTAATCCAGCTGTAGTTACATATTCAGGGGCTGATAATTATTCCAACGGAGACAAAGTATTTATAACTGGTGTTAATGGTATGACACAAGTAAATGGTAATGATTACACAATAGCAAATGTTAACACGGGACCAAAGACCTTTGAATTATCGGGCGTTAATAGCAGTGGATTTTCCACATACACATCAGGAGGCACGGCAGCCGTTATCACTGAAATTACTACACCTTATGCGCTTGCACATTTATCTGAATTAAAATTTAGTCCAGTTGTTAATGGAGTTATGTATATCGCTCATCCTTCTTACAATCCGCAAAAGTTAACATTTACATCAGCAACAAGCTGGACTATGGCAAATCATTCGCCTACTGCATTAACTCTTTCTTCAAATAACTATCCGGGAGCGGTTGGGGTGTACGAGCAAAGGCTATACTATGCAGGCTCAAATAATAATCCTAATAGAATTTGGGGTTCTCAATCTGGCGATTTTAACGATTTTACGACTGGTACAGCAGACGATGACGGCTTTATATATAACATAGCAGGTTCTGTAGGTTTAATTCGATGGATTATTGGCACGCCTCAATTTTTGGCGATAGGGACTTTAGAAGATGTATTTCAAGCAACTGGTGGAATAGATTCAGTTATTACGCCTTCAAGCATATCAATCAAGCCTACAAACTCGTATGGGGTAGCAAATATAATGCCTCTTGATAAAGGAACGCAAATTGCATACATACAAAGTAATGCGTTAACCATGCGTACTTTTGAGTATGATATAAATGTCGATGGATATAGACCGGTTGACAGAAACACTATTGCAGATCACATCACATCATCAGGCATAAAACAATTAGCTTTTTCAGATGGAAGACCCAATATAATGTGGGCTGTTAAGAATAACGGTAGCCTTATAGGTTTAACTATACAAGATGAAGAGTCTATAAGCGGTTGGCATAGACATACAACAACTGGAGAAATTAAATCTATAGCTACTACTCCTAGATTAAATAACTATAATCAGTTGTGGCAATGCGTGGCGCGTATGGTTGATGGAAGCACTCAATATCATATTGAATATTATGCAGACGATGTAAATTATGTTAGGAGAGAAGATTACGTATCTAATGACGGAGCGGACGCGGATCAAGAAAAATACGAAAACCTTCTATATGAAAATCAAAAGGAATATATTCACGTGGATTCAGCTATATCATATTATGGAGATGTAGCTGGTTTAGATGCTGGTGCAACATTAACACCGTCCGCAGCGACTGGAAATGATATTGTATTTACCGCAAGCGCCGCCATGTTTGATAGTAGTATGGTTGGTAGGCAGTTATGGAGAAAATCAATAACTGGAGACGAAACAGGCAGGGCAGAAATAATAACTTACACAAGCACCACGGTTGTAAGATGCAATATTTTAGAGGATTTTGATTCAACATTTACTATACCGGCTGGAGAGTGGTATCTTGCAGCAGAAACATTTTCAGGACTTGAGCATCTTGAGGGATGTTTAGTTACAGTAATTACTGATGGAGGACAGCACGACACAAGAACAGTAACTAACGGCTCTATAACTCTTGATGAGCAAGCCTCAGTTGTGCATGTTGGATTAGGCTACGTTGGATATTTAGAGACAAACGACCTTGAGGGAGGCGGTATAAATGGAGTGGTACAGACTAAAAAAAAATCAGTATATGCAGTTGGTTTTAGATTTTTAGACACATTATATGCAAAATATGGTACAGGCTATTACAATCTTAATCAAATAGAGATGAGAAGTGCGTCTATGCGCATGGACAGGCCACCATTAATGTTTACTGGAGATCTTAAAGAAACATATGCTAATGATGTTAATGATGCTGTAGAAGGTGGATGGGGTAGAGAGAAGCGTGTAATTGTCTCGCAAAATCAACCTTTCCCATGTATAGTACAGCTTATAATACCTTATTTTAATGTGAGTAACTAATGCAAAGTAGATATTATACACCAGAAGATTATGAAAATATTACTAATTGGTGGAAACAATGGGATTGGGAGCCTTTACCACAAATAGCTTTACCAGAAATAGGAATAGTTGTTTCAAATCAAGGCGTTGATTTGGGCGTGGCTTTTCTGTATCAGACAGATTCTTGTATTTGTTGGGCTGAAAACTATGTTGTTAATAAAGAGGTTGATAAAAAATTAAGGGCTGGATGTGTAGAGTTTTTAATTGAAAAAATTATTGAGGAAGCTAAGGAGCTAGGTTTTTTAATGGTTATGTCTTCAGTCACACATACATTTTTAATTAAAAAACTGCTTAGAGCCGGTTATCAGGTGACGGACAAAGAAATGACTAATTTATTGAGGGTTTTATAATGGCAGCAGCGACATCATTAGCACTAGCAGCGGCAGGAGTTGGGGCCGGAGCTTCAATATATAGCGGAATAGAAGGTAGAAAAGCAGCAAATGAACAAGCGGATATGGCAAGGGCGCAAGCATCCGATGAGGCGGCAGAAGTAAGGAGATTAGCAGCAAGGCAGGCAGAGTTAGAAGGTAGAAATATTGACTCAACTATAGCAAGTCAAAAAGTGGCGTATTTAGCAAGCGGTGTTACTTTGGAAGGCTCTCCGCTATTAATGTTGGAAAAAACAAGAAGAGAAGGCGCAGAGAATTTAGAGGAAATAAGAAAGGCTGGTGAGTCCGGCTCTAGATCTTCATTAGCGCAGGGACAAGCAATAGCCGAAAGCGCAAAATCCGCAGGTAGACAGCAATTAGTTAGTGGCATTTCTGGAGCTGTTAAATCTGCTTCTGCTGGTTATTCAGTTTACAAGGGGTTAAAATGAGGATACCTAATTACACTCAAGGATTAGCAATAAAAAGAGAAACTCAAAACACGGTTGACTTGGCGCAAATAAGCCGGGCCGGAGATGTGGCCGGTGGTATTGGAGATCTTGCAAGTGTAGGTTTTGAACTAGCCGTTAGGCAAAAAAACGCTTCTGATATGTCAGCTCAAAATGAGGCAGTGATTGCAAGTAAGGCTGATGCTATAGATTATTCTGAGACTTTCAAGGCGCAGAATAGAGAGTCTCCCATAGGCGCATCAGATAGATTTAAAACTGAATTTAAAAAACTTCATGAAGAAAAGGCAAGAAGCTTACCAAATGACATAGTAAAACAATCCTATTTGCGTGAGATGGATAACCTAAGCTTATCATATCAAAGAGAAATAAAATCTTGGGAAACTGAGACGGTAGTAGCGCAATCGGTTGATAAGGCTAAAAACTCTATAGATATGTTAAGCAAAATGGCTTTAAGGGGTTCAACACCGGAAGCGTTGCGGAATGATATTGACAGTACAATGTTAACATTAAGTGATTCTGTATCGGAGAGCGAAAGAATTAGATTAAAACGTGGCGCAGCTGAACGCGTGGCAGCTATGTATTATGAGGGGGTGTTATCTAGGGATGTGCAAACTGCTGATAGATTATTAAAGAGCGGAGCATATACGGAGGATTTAAGCGCTGAAACCGTTGCAAGTTTATCAAAGACAATAGATGCAAAAAAAGAGCGTTTAGAAAGAAAATATATAGAGACTGAACAAAGACGTCTAAACATGAAATATAACGACCCGGCCGGGCTTGCGGAATTAGACGGCGCAATTACACCGCAACAAAAGATAGAGAAACAGCAGGAATATGGCGTTATTGGTAGTAATATATCAATTATACCGAAAAGAGTGGCTGAGGCTGCAGTAATCGATTTAAACGGTATTCAAGATACTGATTCATTTAAGATAGCTATTGATGGAATCAGGGCGCAGTATGGTGATGATTATTATGATATAGCAATGAGAGACTTAAAGAAAAATGGACTTTCAGAAGATATTACATTTTTAGCGCAAATGAATCCTGAAAAAGATAAGATTGTGATGGACGCTGCTTTTAATATGGCAAAAGAAGGGAAAAATTACGCAGATCTAGCGCAAGCAAGGGGGATTTTATCAAGGGATATATCGGAGGCGATAGAAGACAGGATTACGGAAGTAAGAGATGTATATTTACTTGAAAACGCAAGTGTTTCCGGACTTAACAAGAAAATGGAATCTTTAGCAACCTATTTTGTAGCGCAAGGCCGTGATGTGAAAACGGCTGCAGATCTTGCAACAACATGGTTTACAAATAAAGTTCAAGTTGGTTCTTATAATGGGAGTAAATTTAGAGTGCCTTCTAGTTATTCTCCTGATGATATTGAGGATGCATTAGATTACGCATTTAATAGTATAACTCCTGATGATGTAAATATTATAGGTACTGGAGAATTTTCTACTGATGCGCTAAAAAGCGGAGTAAAATTTGTGCTAGAGCCTAACGAGGAGTTTTATTATTTACGCAATCAGCAAGGCGCTCCGGTTGCAAAAAAGGATAGTAAAGAGTTGTTAAAATTTCCAATTGTTGATCTAATAAAAGATTATAAAGCTTATAAAGAAAATAGGCTTAAAAACGGAAACATTGAAGAGTTTATGTCAGAATGAAAGATACAGCTTTATACCTGAATATACCAGAGCCAAAAGTAAGTCAATTTGGCGAGGCTTCGCAGCTACAGGCGATAAGACCGACAACGGAGCAGGTTATATCTGCATTTGTAGAAGAAATGTTTCAAGGAGAGGGCTCTTTATCCCAAGACATAAAAGCATCTAACATAGAAGCGCAGGAGCGCAGGGGCAAGCCAATACAACAAAACGAATGGAAGGCGTCATCGCACTATAGAGAAGGTATAAATTGGTATGAGGGCTTAACTTCCGAGAGCGCGGCAACACTAGCTAGAATAGAGGACGATAGGCAAGAAAGATCTCTTATAATGGAAAGAGCTACAGGCTTGCAAACCGGTATTGGTATGGGTGCTGGCTTTGCGACAGGAATATTTGAGCCAAAAAACTTTGCTAGTGGAGTGGCGGCCGCATTAGTAACAGGTGGCGCAGGTTCAATAATTCCTTCTTTTGGAAGATTAATTGCAACTCAAACTGTAAAAGGCGCAGCGGTTCGGGGGGCGATAGAGGGCGGAGTAGCAGCGGCAATAGTGGAGCCTTCCAATCTAGAATCATCCAAGATAGTTCAGGGTGATTATACAATGGCAGATACTTTACTAAATTTTGGCTTATCTTCTGTACTAGGAGCTGGAATAGGTGCTGGATTAAAAAAAATAGAACTTAAAGGTGCGGAAAAAGTAGCAACCTATGAGCCGGAAAATGCGGACTTAGTAATAAAGGAGTTTGACACGGCACTGTCACAAACAGTACAGGGGCAAGCCGTAGATGTATCTGCTGTAAAGCAGGTTGACAATGCAGAAGTAAGAGCGAGGGCTCAGCGAGAACTACCAAAAATAGAAGAACAAATTGCAAAAAAGCAACAAGAAACAGGTATAACAAAAGTTACAGAATTACCAGAGTTTAAGACGTGGTTTGAAGGCTCTAAGGTTGTTGATGATACTGGCGCGCCAATGGTTGTTTATCACGGCACTAATGCAGATTTTGAAGCGTTTGAACTAGAAGCATTGGGAGAGCTGAAAGGTATATGGTTTACAAAGAAACCTGAAATAGCTAATAGATTCACAGGCAAGGAAGGTGCAAATGTCATACCTGCTTATATGTCTGCAAAGAATCTATATATACACAACCCTAAAGACGGCTTGACCATGAAGCAAGTATTTGAAACTGCTCGTGCAAATGGACACGATGGAATTGCCTTAAATAAGGGTGAAGCTGCAATTATAGCATTTAAACCAGAGCAAGTAAAATCTATATTTAACCGTGGTAAATTTGACCCTAATGATCCACGCTTAATTGAAGCAGAGCGGTTAGAAGTTAGGAGGGGGCAAGCACTAGCAGACGCTAACAGACAAATAGACCAAGTGCCTATTAAAAGCCTACAAGAGCAACTTGCAAAGCCTGATAACTCTACAGCATATGCACCAGATGCGGATGTTAAAGTACAAAAAGAACTGGATGAATATGGGAATATAGATGATCAAATAAGACTGGAAAGAGATTTAGAAGGGTTGCAAGAAGAGCTTGAAATACTTAGGGAGCAGGGCGTGTTATCTGATGAAGATGTAAGGGTGTTAGATAAGTTAAGAGAAATAGATCAAGAAACCAATATATGGGATAATATACTGGCAAATGCACAAATTTGTTTGACGAGGGGATAATGGGAAGAGATTGTAGATTTAGAATAGTTGAAGCATCAAGGGGCGCGGATGGAGAGGCTATTTTATCAGAGAAAGAGGCGGGGGATTTATTAGATGAAATAATGAAGGCGGCAGAAAACAAGGCGCAGGGCGATATTGATATATCAGAAGCAGTAGCGGCAGAAATAGCAGCAAAAAAAATAAACATGAAAATAGAAGGTGAATTACAGAAGCGCAATGCGGCAATTAATATTATAAAATACAAAGAAGGCATGACACAAATAGAAAATTTTGTTGCGGAGGGCCTGACTCCTTTTAAAGCAATTCAGGCTTTTACAGTTGGTGTACAGGGAGTATACAAAAAAGGGCGACAATCGATAGATTTAAAAGGTAAAGTTATGTCAGAGAAATACATTGGCGGCATAACTAAAGAGTTTGAAGCTAATGATTTATTGCGGATTGTAAGAGATAAATCGCATCAAGTGGAAATAGAAAAAGAATTGTTTGAGTTAAGCAGGGGTAGGGAAGGTGTAACTAAGTCAAAAGAGGCTTTGCAGATTGCTAAAATTATTCATAAATATCAGGAGGCCACAAGACTTAGGCAAAATAGCGCAGGGGCAAATATAAACAAATTAGAAAGCTTTACAGTGTCACAGACGCACGACCGCAGCGCAATGCGGCAAGTTGGTTATAATGCGTGGCGTGATAAAGTTTTACCTTTACTAGATATAGAACGCACTTTTCAAGGAGCGGAGCCGGAAGAGTTTTTACAATCAGTCTATCAGGTTTTAACAACTGGTATAAGTAAAAAAACCACGCCTGATGCAAACCTCTTTGAATTTAAAGGCCCGGCAAATCTTGCAAAAAAAATATCCCGCTCTCGTGTGCTACATTTTAAAGATGCGGAAAGCTCTATCGCCTATAGAAATGAATTTGGGAAAAAAGACTTTATGGAAGGTGTAATGCAAGGCTTAGACGCAGCAGCGCGCAATATAGCATTGATGGAGTCTTTAGGAACAAATCCAAAGGCAATGTTTTATAAGATTTTAGAAGATGTAAAAACGAAATATAGGGGTGATGAAGCAAGGATAAAAGACTTAGTAAATGATAGAATGCTACGAAATTACTATGATGAAGTTTCAGGCGACATAATGATTCCTGAATCGCCAAAGATGGCACAAATAGGTTCATTTATTAGAGCTTTACAAAGTATGTCTAAGATGGGCGGAGTAATTATATCTGCATTATCAGATGTGCCGTCAAAAGCCGCAGAGCTGCAGTTTCAGGGGCGCAATATATTAGATAGTTATGGCGTGGCGCTAGGAGATATTAGGCTTGTTAGTAAGCAGCGTAGGCAATTAGGCTTAATGATAGGAGCTTATTCTGATGCTGTATCAGGCAGTATAGCGGCACGCTGGACAGCGCAAGATGATTTATCTGGTACAATGTCAAAGCTTCAAAGGTTATTTTTTAAACTTAATTTACAGCAATGGTGGGATGAGAGCCAAAAATTTGGCACAAGTATAGCAATGAGCAGTAGATTAGCATCATTTAAAAAACTTCCATTTGATAAGTTAGATGTTGATACTAAAAGATTATTTGGTAATTATGGAATCACAGACAAAGATTGGGAAGTAATACGATCAGCGACAATAAAAGAAGTTGATGGAAGAGAATATATAACAGCTGATTTAATACAAGATGCTACTGGCCTAACGCAAAAGCAAAAGGACGACATAGAGGATAAATTAAGAGGCTATTTTATTGATCGTGTAGAACACGCAACATTAACGCCGGGGGCAAGAGAAAGAGGGGTACTTAATTTTGGCCTAAAGAGGGGAACAGTAGAAGGAGAGATAGCAAGAATGATTATGCAGTTTAAGACATTTCCTTCAACGGTTATTTCTAAAGTGTATGGAAGGTCTTTGTATGGAAAAGGCAAGGCAGATATACCAGCATTAATACAAACATCTATTGCAATGACTCTTTTTGGTTACATATCCATGTCAGGCAAGGATTTACTAAAAGGCAGGGAGCCAAGGCCATTAGATCAGTCAAGCACTTGGAAAGCGGCATTTTTGCAAGGTGGGGGGGCCGGTATTCTTGGAGATTTTCTTTTGGGTGAGTATAATAGATTTGGTAAAGGGCTTACTACAACGCTAGCGGGCCCGACATTTTCTACGGCTGATAATATAGCATCTACCGTATCCGCTGCAATGCATGGGGAAGATGCTTCTGCAAAAGCTGTAAGTACGGTAATAAATAATGCGCCCTTTGCAAACTTGTTTTATTTACGCCCTGTATTAAACCATATGTTTATATACCAGTTGCAAGAGACTGTAAATCCCGGATATTTACGCAGGATAGAGAGAAGAATTGAAAAAGAAAATAATCAAAAGTTTTTGATAAAACCGAGTGATGTAGTTCGCTAATTGCATTTAGTGCAAAAAAACAGTAATATGTTAAAAACAAGGAATTAAAAATGACACTATCAGCAGTACCAATAAAATATAGATATGAAGGAAATGGAACTACTAGTACGTTTGCTTATTCAAACATTGTTTTTACAGAAGATGATTTAGTTGTTGAAATAATAACAAGAGCAACGGACGCGCTAGTAGAAACATTAACTATAACAACTGATTATACGGTTACTATATTATCTAATGGAACAGGTAGTGTAACAGTAGTATCCGGTAAAATACCTACAAGCTTACAAGATATACAAATTAGAAGAAGTTTATCATTAGAGCAAGATACCGTATTACCAACTGGAACAAAGAGCGCCACAGCTATAATAGAAACGGCCTTAGATAGAGTTGTGGGAATATGTCAGGAAATATCGGAGGTTACAGATAGGAGCGTAAAATTTCCTATTACATCTATTGTCACTGATACAGTATTACCAACGCCTGAAGATGATAAGGTATTAACTTATGATGGAACTGAAGGCGCTTTTAAATTAAGCACACTGACATTAACGGAATTAGAATCGGTTACTACTGAGTCAGCAGCAAGTGCCACAGCAGCAGCGGCAAGTGCCACAGCAGCAGCAGCAAGTGCCACGGATGCAGCAGCAAGTGCCACGGATGCAGCAGCAAGTGCCACGGATGCAGCAGCAAGTGCGGCTACCTTTGACGCTCCAAGCGTGACGCAGACGCAAAACAATACTTTTTGCTATTTAGGCACTACAGGAGGAACTTCTTCCGCTTACACTCTTACACCAACAAGAGCAATTGAATCTCTTGTAACAGGGCAGCAATTCTCATTTAAGGCAGGATTACAAAATACTCTTGCCTCTGGTAATACAACTCTTGCTATATCTGGGCTTACCGCAACCAATCTAAAGAAAATAGATACAGCAGGAGCAAAGCAATCTTTAGTAGCTGGTGATGTTAAGGCTAATATAACTTATGGTTTTAGGTATGACGGCACTGATTTTATGCTTACAGATCATGCGCCTATTGCTGTACCAGTAGCAAGTACGATAACTTCTGGTATTGTGGAGCTTGCCACAGATGCGGAGGCGCAAGCAGGTACTGACACGGCAAAGGCTGTTACACCTGATAACTTAGGCGCAACCGTTATAGGTATAGGGCAAACATGGGCAAATTATACAGGTACTAGACTTGGTAACACTGTTTATCAAAATACTACAGGCAGACCCATACAGGTATGTGTAGCATTCGGAGGCTCTGGAAAAATATTTGAAGTCTCTGTAGATAATTCAACATGGATTACAATAATGGGCGGATCCTCCGATAGGAACATAAGTGTATCAGCTATTATTCCTAATAACTGGTATTATAGATGCACAGATACAGGCCCTGCAGTATGGGCGGAATTAAGATGATTTCTACAGTAGAATGTAGTATATTATAAATAATTAAACTTATGGAGTAAAAAAGATGGCAACGGCAGTATTATGGCTAAATGCGAAGGGTGGAAAGACAGCGAGAGCACTTTGGGATGGATTAGTATGCGGGGAAAATGGAGACGCTATAAATTTGGATGGATTTAATGATAATACAATAACTGTCACAGGCACTTTTAATAGCCAAACAGTTACAATTCAAGGCTCTAATGATGGCACAAACTGGTTTACATTGACTGATCATGCTGGTAGCAATTTAGCATTTACAGCCGCTGGAATGAAATTAATAACAGAAGCACCAAAATCAATAAGGCCAAGTTTTAGCGGCTCTTCTGGTGGTGATGTTGACATAATAATTGAATTAAGGAAAGCTTAATGACTACTAGGCGTAGAAGGTTTTTTTTAACAGCCGCTTTATCGCAAGCCGCACGCTCTGCTGTATGGTATGATTTTTCGGATAGGGATTATATAGACTTGGGTACAGGAGTTGCGATTGAAGCGGCACTTGATAAAACGGCTAATAACAACGACACGGCAGTGCAATCAACCACGTCTTTACAACCGCAAGTGGTAGAAATTGACGGTGAGGACTACGCACATTTTGATATAGACGAGTTAGCATTACC